ATGTGTTTCGTTCTCCCAAAAGTATCTATCTTTTAATGTGTCGAGACTAAACTTATCAAATGTTTTTTCTTTGTCGTAGTCTATTTCAATTCCTAAGTAAGGCTTAGTTCCTATTTTATCTTCAATCATTTCCTATGTCCTGTAAATGTATAGCCATTATAGCATAGTGTATTATTTTTAATAAATCTTTTTGGTCATGCCCATTTTTTTTACCATACCTCATAGCATACTTTATAATATTACCCATACAAAATCCTTCACCATGTCCGTTATCAAAAATAATATCAGTTGCTTGGTACTCTCCGTAAGCATAGTGTTGTTCATAAGTTTTATCTACATATCTTTGTATTTGTTTTATTGTTTCATCTTCATTGAATTTATAATTCATCGTTTCTCCATTCCTTTGGTAATGTATCTTCGCTATACCATTTAAAATTATTTGTTTCAGCCCATTCAGCGTGAGTTCTTTTAGTTCCGTTCCTTCTAACTTTTGCTCCAGGCATAGGGGAAAAAGGTTTTTGAAAAAGAAAAACTAACTCATAGTTTTTAGGCAAAGCAGTTCTTACATGTATGTATTTACTATATTCATTGTAGTCCCAGAATCTTCCTTTAGCCTCAAGTAAAATTGTTTTATCATTTAATGTTTTAACAAAGTCCGGTTCATATTTATGATGTACAGTGTAAGAAATATTATCCCAATGATGTTTCCAATCTTGTAATATTGTTTCATGTAAAGTAACTTCCCACATACTATCATAACCTTTAGGAACATTTACTTTTTTAGGTCTAGGTTTTCTAGGTATTCTTCTACCCATTATGTATGTCGCTTAAAACAATTTCAGAAATCTTTTTATTTTTATTTAAAAGATGAAACTTTTTAATTTTTTTATTAATCCATTTAAAAGAAAAAGCTGACAATCTTAATTGACCATTAGAAAAGATATGAGTTTCTACGGGTAACATTTTAAATACTTCTTCTGGTTTCATTTTATCTGATTCTTCTTTTGGTACTAAACTTTTAACCCAAAGATATAAAATATTTAAAGTTTGTTTTCTTATTAATTTTGTTTTTCTTCCATTCATACAAACACTTCCTCTACATTAGGTATTTTATCTACCTTAGTTAAATATACATTACCTTTAGCATACTTAAATACTCTTAGTCCTTCTCCATTATTAGAATCTTTATGACATTCAAACTTATGTGAACACCAATTACAATCTCTAGGAAGTTTCATATTACCACTCTTACCTTCTGCGACTGGTTCATAACAAAAAGGAGGAGGAGTTTTACTCTTCATATCTTTTTTAATATTTTTAATTCTATTTTTAATGTTAGGTTTATCTAACTCTTCTGGTCTATGTAAAACTAATTCTCCAGTCTCTTTGTTCATAACCAAGAAGCCTCCTTTAGAAGTCTTCTCTGCCTCTTCATAACCGGCTAACTGAGAAAGATATCCAAAGGCATCATTCTCTGCAAGGCTACCATCTTGAAACTTTTTAAAAGCATAACCAGAAGCTGTCTTAACATCTATAACTTCTCCATCAATCTTACAATCCATATGTCCTTTAATACCACTAACTGTAATTTGTTTTTGTTCAGAGTCTATAGAATGACCCGATAGTTTAACAAAGAATAAAACCAACACTTCAAGTAAGTGTCCGTATAAAAATTTAATATATAAACTAGGAGGTCTAAATTGTTCTTTAACTACTTCTGAATTATTATCAAACCAAAGTTGTCTGCTAGGTTTACCTATATTAGACATTCTTAAACCAGGTTTTCCTTTAGGACTAACAACTTGAGGAGTTGCCCAATGTTTTAAAGCTTGAGCCATTTCTTTTCCAAACAAATCTAATTGTTCATCTGTAATCTCAATAGGTTTATTATTTGGAAGAGCTGATATAATATTATATATGTCGCTAACCAATGTGTCAAGCTGTTTATTCTTTGTCATCTAATTTATCCTTGAATGCTTTAATAACATCACTAGAAAATAACTTTTGTAAGTTAACTAAAAACATACGACTAGCGTTGTTGTCTCCTCCGGATACAGTTTTAAAAGTATCCAAATCATCTACAATAGTCTTTAACATTTCAGTATCAAAAACTAAAGTACAAAATTCTTTATCACCTACACATAGGTTATGAAACCAATAGTCTGATTCAGTTGCTCTAATACCTGAAGGTTTACCGTAAGATTGATACTCTATACATATGTTACCTGTCTTCATCCACATACCGCGTTCTGATTTAACTTCTATTTTTTTACCAGTTAACATCTTTGCTATTTTTTCTTCTCTAATTTCTCCGTATTCTAAATCTAGGTCAAACTTTTTTCTATCTTTTTTAATGGGTTTCACTCCAATTATCTCCTATGTTATATTCAGCGTCTAAAGGACACCTCATTTTATAATAATCAGCGGTGTCTCTTATAGATTGAACTGCTGTTTCTCCGACAAACTCTGCATGTATTTCTTTTGTTTCTACTTGCCACTCATCGTGTATGTTAGCTACAAATTTAAAAGGAATAGAGTTTAATCTTAACAGACTATCCAACATAATCAAAGCTCTTTTCATTACAAAAGCACCACCACCTTGTAGTAAAGTATTTAAAGCAGCGTGTTTATGTCTTAACTTTATTCTTCTACCATCTAACCCTTTTAAATATCCTTTCTCTGCTGCTCCATCAACTCTTGTTTTAAGAGATTTAAATGCAGGGCTACTAGCGAGAAAGCGGTCTCGCAATCTTTTACCGTCTGTTCTGTTTCCTTTAACAATACTTCCAATTTTTTCATCTCCTGCTCCGTATATAAGTGCATAGATGAATGTCTTTGCCTGGTCTCTTGATTCAAGTCCAGCAAGGTTTTGGTTAGCTGTATGAATGTCTCCGTTAATAATTTCATTTATATAATCCTTATCAGCCATATAGTGTGCTAACAATCTTAGTTCTAATTGACTTGCATCTATACCTACAAGTTTGTTTCCATCATCTACAATCCAACATCCTCTACACTGTTTACCATAAGGATTATGAATGCTAGGAACTTGTGCCATGTTTGGATTTCTATGTGTCATTCTTCCGGTGATAGCACCGTTAGTTATAACAAAACCATGTACTCTTCCATCTTCTCCTAAAGCTTCTACCCACGATTGAATCTGGGCTACTCTTTTTTGTAGTAATAAAAACTCTGCTATTAGATTAGCTTCATGTATATGATTTATTTTTTTTAAAGTAGCCTCATCTACAATAGGTTGTCCTGTTGGTGTAAATCTATTTGGCTTCCAACCAAAATCAATAAGGTATTCTCCTATTTGTTTTCTTGAACCTAAATTAAATTCTATTAATTCTTTACGCATAAAAGTATTATAATTTTTACTTTCTAAAATTTCTTCGTATTCTATATTTGTTAATCCTTGTTTAGATAAAGTATTATCTTTTTTAAATTTAGGAGTAACTTCTTTTTTATCTACCCACTTAGGTTTAAAAGTATTGTGAACTTCATCTTCTACCTCTCTCTTTCTTTTGTTTAAAGAACTTAAAAGAATCATTGCAGCTTTCTCGTCAAATTTAAAACCGTCTTCTCTTTGTTGATTTAGTATCTTAGCAACGCCATGTTCAAGCTCAACAGATTCGTTTGAAAATCCTTTAGCTTCTTGTCTCAAGTGATGATAAAGTTTTTTATTTAATCTTACATCTTGAATACAGTAATCTAACATCTCTTGATTGTATTCTGTAAAGTCTTCTGGTGAATTTCCTTTAAGACATTTTAATTTATGACCATAAGATTTTAAACTGTGTCCTCCTTCTCTATGTGGAATAACTAATCTTGATATAACTAAAGTGTCTATTACTTTACAAGTATCATATAAATCTATTCCTGTAAGTTTTTCTATAACCGGAATATCAAATCCTATAATGTTGTGTCCTATTAAAGTATCAGCAGTTTGTAAATATTTAATACCTTTTTCTATTTCATGTGGTTTAAAACTATGTACTATGTTATCTTCATCTATAGCAACTATGCACCATATTTTAGTAGCTTTTAAATCATCTGTTTCTATATCAAATACTAATTTCAAAATGGCATACCTCCGTCATCAGCTTCTAGCTCACTTAGGTCTATCTCTGCTAATCTTCCTGTTTCAATATTATAAATCAAAGAAGTAGCTAGACCTACATCCCCTGTATATCTAGACTTTAATACTCTAAGTTTAGTAGTCCTGGATTCAAGTTCATCATCTGATTGTTGATTTCTTTCTAGTGCTATAACACAATCTGAAAGCTGTGCAATACTATTTGAGCCACGTAGATGAGATAGTGAAACCTCTATACCATTCTCGTGTCCTTTGTTACCATCAACTCTACGCAAGTGTGAAACTAAAATGATACCTGCACCTGTCTCTT